TGTTCTCAATTGTCAAAATTAATTGATCTGTATTATTATATATCTCTCATAATAAGTATGAACTTTTTGTGATCTAATATTTTTAAAGTACGTATTTATATCACAATACTGTTTATCCTCATAACACGCATACCAACCCCTAAAATTTAAATGCTCTTGTTTACTCACTCTATTTGTGTACATAGGTTTTTTATTATCTAAACACCACTGTATCATCCGTATTGGATATTTATCATGTAAAGTATTCAATTGAGAATGTAAAAATGAATCAACAATAACACCGTTTGAATCAAATAAAAGTATTTTTGTGTATTTAAAATTTGGTGGTTTTCTTTTATACAATTTGTTATTTCTTTTTTGTGTGCATCCACTTTTTTGCCCTATTATTTTAAATGAATTTGGATCTTTTAAAAGTAATGTTGTTCGCCTTTTACTTGCTGCATTTTTTGCTATAGTCTTTCCATTAGCCATTATCTTACTTAGAGATTTAATATGTTTTTCAATACTGGATTCAGTTGGCACATAACCTGTTTTACCTAATCCACCAGCTGTCATATTATACCCATCATTAAAAGTATCAAAATAAGAAATCCAATACTGCTCTTGGATATTCATATCAATAGTACCATCGTTGCAAGTTTGTAAAATTTTCCACTTGAAATTACATTCTCCATATTTACGTAGTGCCGCATGAAATGCACACTGCCCTCCTCTATACATATCTGAGATATGCTTCCCTTTCCTTTTTGCTAAGGATTCTGTTGTTTTACCAACATAGGCATGGTTATTAATAATATTTGTACTCTTATAAACTATTGTCATGACAACATATACACAAAGAAATATAATGTGTTCCTTCTGGAAACTTTGATTTTAAAAAACGAAATGTATCTTCAGATAGACGTACACTATTCCCCAACACGTAGGTTTGAAAAACTTCTAATTTTATATATCTACCAGTCCACACAATCCCTTCACCTATTGTATTGCCTTCTACAACCCCCAATGCCTTACCTACAGGACACTCCTGCTCAACCCCATTAACTAATTCCACAAATTTATTCTGCGCGATTCCTGGATATTCAAAATCAACATCTACTTCAAAGGTTTTAAAATCTTGGATGTTGTAGATTAAATTATCTGGATCACTTAATCCTACAGAATCAATATAATAGGAAGCTCCTTCTTCTGGAACAACTTTGATTGCAAAAATAACGAACATCCTTGGTAACACTGAGATAGATACTCCTTTCTGCACACCTTGCCCACAAATTTCCCCAAATATCACAACAATACAATCTTTCTCATCAACTCGTGCTGTCGCTTGTTTAAGTAGATTATTGACTGAGTCTTTCCTACTTTCACAGAAATGAGCAAAACCATAATTATCTTTATCTACTGTGATAATATTTTTTCTTGATTGATACCAAATTTCATTGTTGTTTGTGCAAATTGATGCATTCGAACCGTGGAGCTTACAAGTTCCTGTAAAGGCGATAGTTGGTTTCTTTGCATTTGGATTTAAGATAGGTTCATCATTTTCATCAAAGCCCTGAAATCGCACTTGCTGAGCAACATTTCTGATCACATCTCTGAATTGGGAAATTTTCTTGAATGTAACATGTCTTTTATCCATATCTACCTCCTTTCACATTGTTATAACTATAGATAGAACAACAATACCAATCACCCCTAATGATATAAGGGTAGCTATTACCCATAACTTTGCAGACTTATCAACAATACCCCGTTCTTTTCTTAGTTCCAACAGGAATTTATTTTGTCCAATATTTACCAGAGAGCCTTTTAGTTCCAAATTTCTCCAAATCCAATCCACGTTCAGCCAGGAAACTCTTAATATTATTGATAGGCACACACCCATTCAAACCCGCCACATCTTGCTTACTGCCACTTTGTAAAATAGTTTCTAAAGTCTCATCTTCGCCTGCAATTTCCTCGGCATCTACACTATAAACAGCGCTTTTATAACTAAAGTCTTGAAATAACAAATCTTTATTAGCAGGTAGTACAATCCTAAGAGGCCCGTTACCTATTTTTTCAGTTAAGTATGCTGGCGACAATGTTTGTTTTGCTAATGGCTTTGCAATGGTGTGACGTGAAACAATCCCCATATTTCTCAGGGCCACAACCCTCCCTTTCTGAGAACCTTCCAGCGCTATCACTGGTGATCCAGAACTACCTCCAGCCCCTTGAGTAGTATCTACCCAAAAGGAAGATGCAGCTACCCATTCATATGCTCTACGAGATATACCAGAAGATAGCCAACTATCAGCAAGAGGAGATTTTAACAGACTATAATTTGTATTACTAATAATTCCCTCTGTAAGCTGTTTCTGTATCATCATAGGAGATCCAACTGCCACCACTTCCAATCCCTCTTCAACGAGATCACTATCTCCAAGTTTAGCAGCATATTTCTCATAGCCTGGGATAGGTGAAGTCATAAGAATTGCACAGTCATTATCATAACTATCCACAGGTACACCATCAATTACCAATAGATGAGCAGGCGAGCCAAAGGTATCAGAGTTCTGTGTATACCTAATATAGCTATGGGCTGGTAAGATAATCCACATAGTCTGTTTATCTTTTGACACATACATACCAAGCCCATATATATAAGAAACAACATGGGAATTAGTCAAAACTATCCCTTTATATTCACTATTCAATACATGATAATTACCCCAACTATATCCACTCATTTCACTACTGGCTTTCATATTACCTAAATACACCCCACTTGCCCCTGTTCGAGCATAGTATCTTTCAAGAATGACATAACCATACATCACATCATACATTGTGGCGTTTGTAATATCTCGTTTTACAGGCTCCTTTTCTTCTTTTTTCTTGAGTTTCTTTTCAAGTGTTTTAATTTTTTCTTCAAGCTCTTTTTTCTCTCGTTCAAGGGTAATTTCTGCATAAGGCCTATCTTTAAATCTCTTTTTTAAATCAAAAAATCCAGCCTTGACATACACCCTTTGTATCTCTCCATTCTGATCTTCAGGAAGGGTTTGAACAATTAGTATTCCCCTAGGATCATACCCCCTAATCAGGTTTGGTCCTCCATCTATTCTGACTTCCCACTGTAGGGTTGTAGGATATACATCATCCCACCCACTGAAATGTAATAAAACGACTTCAGCATCTGGTTCTTCTGTGTCCTTAGTGATCTGATAACCAGCTGCAAGTAGACTTGTAAGCATGTCTTTTGCTTTACTAAGACTAACCCCTGTAGTTTCAGAAATGGTCAAAACATCTTTCTCATATTCTTTTTCCCATGCAGTGATATTTTCTGTTTTAACTTTTTTAACAACTAAAACTTTTTCAGGAAACCTTGCGTGTTCTGGCGCAATTGCACCAAGAGCTATTTCCTGCCTGCTTTTTCCACGAACCCCATATTGTTCAATGGTAGTTAAGGTTGTTAAATAACGAGATTCGCTTGCATCATCAGCTGCTTTCTTGATCTCTTCTTTGATTCTCTTTTCCATCAATTCAGCCATTTCTGCCTTCAACGCTTCTCTGGTTTGTTCTTTCTCTTCAGGTATTGTAGCAAAATAGGCTTTTATAATTGGGATGAAGAATGATGGCTGAACACTCGCTTGTCTTGCAGCAATCTTAATCTCATTTTTTGACAAGCCATATGCATCCACAGCTCCCAACGCCAATAACATACTAAGGGTGATACTTATAATTAACGCTTTCATGGTTCTGTCTCCTTGTTAAAAGATTTATGGGTTATTTACTACTTCATGCCCTACTAAATCAATTTTAAATATGTCATTATTAGTTCCACCAATAAATGTACCTCTACACTTCAAACACCCTTCTTCTCGAATCTTATTCACAGCATCTGTAATTTGCTCAGTTGTTTCGTGCCATTTATAGCCACAACGTAGGCACTCCCAAAATGTTTTATACATCAATCTTCCCCTCTACCTCTTGACAACTAGGGCACTCCTCGCCTTTCTTTCGTGCATCACATAGGACAACAGGTTCCCCATTTTTATCAAGAGGACTTCTGATTTGTAACGCAATATGAAAAATGAAGTGTTCAAGAATATCTTTTGGGGACACTAGTTGCTGTTTTGTCTCATAGTCCCAAAATGTAACTCCCATACACATATCACGCCTGATTTTATTCCATAAGTCTCTAACAATAGGTTCCCCAAGGGGTTGATCACATTTATCCCCATAAGGGCAACCATCTTCAGACTTAGGCTTACGATAATCAGCTATTTGTACAATTTTATCCATACCTTAATTTTTATACCCACGCAGTGAAAATTCCATTCTCATCTGCTTCAAGTTGTACAGGGTCAGCAAGATGTAGATTTGTCTCTCTATTAATCCCATGGTTTTTATCAAGATAGAAAAGCTTTTGTGATGGAAGATTAGTTAAACCCATTCGATTAATTGATAATTCTGATCCTCCAACAAGTGATCCGTTCAATAAAACCTTTGAATCCCCAATATTTGCAGGTTGATGAAAATGACCAACAAGTTCACAGTCAACAACCATATTATACAATCCAGGAAGTCTTCTAAACAATCTCTCAAGCCCATAAAAAGGAATACCCATCCATCCTTTAGAAGCATCCCCATGATTCAATAGGAACACATATTTACCATGCTGAACAAGCATAGAAGGACTTTCTGATATATACACACTAACATTCTTTTGTGGCTCCAAAATTTGTTTGAGTGACCTATAAAATAAATAATCAAAATTTGTCTTTTTGTGATTAGCTCCAACTCTTCCGGGCCTTCCGTGGTTGCCAACAACACAAAAAAGTTCTATTTTTGGGAACACACTCGCGAGAGTAAGAATTGCATTTGCCTCTACCTCAACACTTACAAATAATTGGTCTGCCAAATGTAAATCAATATAAAAAGCTTGCCCTCGATATATTCCCTCACCTGTAACCTGATCACCTAAATGATGTAAGACAAGTTTATT